AACCGAACGTACACGGTGGTGCAATGTGGGCAAGGATGCCGATAACAGCACTGGTTGCTGATATACCGTACGAAGAGTGGCCGCAGATAATGCCAACACATTTGGCTCAACCGTGGGATTGTAGCTCACACCACCACTCAATAGTACGATTAGACAGAGTTAGTTCTTCTCCGTGGATTTGCAAAATAGACGGAGAGTTTTACAAAGGACAATATTTGTTTACTGTAGACTACACAGAAAGTGACATAGCAGATGACCCTGCACAACACAAACAAAGTCACGTGTTACAGTTAACAGATGCAGGAGATTGGACAGGCAACATCGTTGCTCTTCCAAATAACAGAGTAAGGGCGACAAGTCCTGCACTTTGGGAAACTGGGGAAGGTCCTCCAGATTTTAGACCGAGCCAGTATATACACAATGCAGAGATTCACGAAAGTTATCTTGATCCTGCAACAACATTTAACAACTTATATTCGGAGAAATAAATGCCAATACAAATAAAAGGAGTGGGAAAACCCAAAGGTGGTGGTGGAGGAATGGACATCGCTACCAAAAGAGATGCTTTAGCAGACAAAATGTCAAAAGCAATGACATCCGCCATGAAAGGACCACGAGGATTATCTGATTCCGATGTAGCAAGAGCCTTGTCTGCAGCTAGAGGTGTGATCGGTGGTAGAACCACGTCTGATAAAACAGGCGGTAGAACCACGTCTAATAAAGCAGGCGGTGGCAAAGCCAAAAAAATGATGGCTAAAGGTGGCACTGCAGGTGGCAAAAAGAAAATGATGGGCGGTGGCAAAGCCAAGAAGATGATGCGTGGTGGCGGCAAAACCAAGAAGTACATGGCTCGTGGTGGTAAGGCTAGATAGTTATGGCTGCTAAACGGGGAAGCATGAAAGGTCACACTATTGGTGGTGGTCACAAACGCCCAACCAAATCTGGTGCGGGAATGACTAAAAAAGGTGTGGCTAAATACCGAAGGGATAACCCCGGAAGTAAACTTAAAACTGCTGTAACAGGCAAAGTTAAACCGGGGAGCAAGGCTGCAAAAAGACGTAAATCATTTTGTGCAAGAAGTGCAGGACAAATGAAAAAGTTTCCTAAAGCAGCCAAAAACCCAAATAGTAGACTGCGACAAGCAAGAAAAAGATGGAAGTGTTAAGGAGGTATAAATGACACAGTACATGAAAGAAAAATCTGGTGCAGACAGTAGGGTGGAATTTCAATCTGGCACAACCAAAAAAGTTGTTAAACCAAAACCCCGACCTAAAAGTATAGGTAAACCTTACACTAATCAACCAATTAGAAAACCTGCATTTGCAGATAGTAAAATAGCTGACGCTGTTAAACGAACTAAAAAATCAAAAACTAAAACTACAACTAAACAACAAACAAAAATAATTAAACCTAAAGGCACTGGCACAGCAAAAGTATATAACCCTTTTCCTCCTGCTGACAAGAAAAAACCTACTAAAGGAACATTTTTGCCTAAGTCAACTCAATTTAGTGCGATAGAAAAATTAGCAGAAAAAGCAAAAAAAGCAAAAGCAAAAACAAAAGCTAGGTTTCAAGATGCTGTGTATGATCCAAAAAAAATGCCTAATTATTTAAAAAAAAGAAAACAAGTAAAAACATGACAATAGATTATTTTTATCTTAAATTATCTAAGTTTTTTGGTAAAATTGAAAATTATTTTTACATGAAACACGTAAGTATAATACACAACGAACAAAGAGCAAAAGGATTACGAAAGTGATACAAGCATTAATAGGACCAATTGCAAATCTCGCAGGCACTTGGTTTCAAAACAAAGTAGAAAAAACAAAAGCAGACGGACTGGCTAAAGTTGCTGAAGCCAAAGCTCGTGCTACCGTTGCAGAAAAAGTTGCTGCAGGGGAAGTAGAATGGGAAGGCAAGATGGCACAAGCAACAGATAATTCGTGGAAAGACGAATTTGCTTTAGTAGTTCTACTAGCTCCCGCAATTTTAGTTTTTATTCCGGGCATGACAGAATATGTAAGAAATGGTTTTGAAGTGTTAAATACGCTTCCAGAATGGTATCAATATTTATTGTTTATTGCAATATCTGCATCATTTGGAATTAAAGGGGTCGGTCAAGCAGCAAAGATGTTAAAAAAAGGAAAATAACATGGCTAAAACAACAAAGAAAAAAGGTGGGTCTAAACCAAAAAACCCTGCGTTATACGCTAGAGTAAAAGCAGAAGCAAAACGTAAGTTTAAAGTTTATCCATCAGCGTATGCAAATGCGTGGCTTGTGCGTACATACAAGAAACGTGGTGGCACTTACTAATGAGTTTAACCAAATGGTTCAAAGAAGATTGGCGTGATGTTAAGACTGGTAAGAAGTGTGGTCGGTCTGGCAAAGAAAAGAAAACACGACCTTATCCTGCGTGCAGACCCAAAGCTGTTGCAGGTAAGATAAGTAAACAAGAAGCAAAAAAGAAAACAGGTCCTAAAGCTGTTAAATGGTCTGTTACCGCATCAGGCAAACGAAGAAAGAAAGAAGCAGCAATGGGTGGTAAGATACATCGAGGTAGAAAGGCAGAAATGGCATGAAGTACGACAGACAAGAACTTATAAAAATAATTGCAAAGCACGAAGGTATGGTGCTTGAGCCTTATAAAGATTCACTCGGTATATCTACTATCGGGATTGGAAGAAACCTTGAAGATAGGAGTATTAGTGACGGTGAGTTGATGCACATGAATAAAACTCTTGAAGATGTTGTTAATAATGGTTTGACTGAAGAAGAAGCCTACTATCTTTGTAACAACGATATTATGATTGTAGAAAAAGAATTGGTTGCAAACAAACCTATTGTTTTACAACTTGACGATATAAGACAAATGTGCCTTGTTGATATGGGATTTAATATGGGTGTGCCAAGATTGATGAAATTTGTTAATATGTGGGCGGCTATAGATGAAGCTAATTTTCAATGGGCAAGTGAAGAAATGCTTGACTCCCGTTGGGCAAAACAAGTAAAAACGAGAGCAACCCATTTATCAGAAGTTATGAGAACGGGGGAATGGGGTGAATAAAAAGAAAAGGTGCGACACTTGCGAATGTTACGAATGTGACTGTGACGAGTGTAGCTGTGATTGCCACCACAATGATAGAGTTTCTACTGATATTCATGATCGACAACCAGATAGTGAATAAAACACAAAGATTTCAAGATATTGACAGATGTCTTTATTTTGCTGAACGATTAAATAAACAACCAAGTATACCTTCTGAGGAAGGAGATAAACGAATAACAGCATATTGCAAACCTATTAACAAGTAAGGGGAATACATGTTAGCAGAATTAGCAGCGGCAAATGCGGCCTTTGCGGTAATAAAACAATGCGTTTCAAACGGTAAAGAACTAGCTAACGTTGGCAAAAGTATAAGTGATTTTGTATTTGCAAAAGAACAGATACAAAAAAAAGCAAATAAAAAAAGAGCAAGCGGTGCGTCGGGGGGAGACCTCGAAGAATTTATGGCTCTTGAAAAAATAAAGGAACACGAAAAACAACTTAAACAAATTATGATTTATGCAGGACGACCCGGACTTTGGGAAGATTGGCAAAGGTTTCAAGCAGAAGCACGTAAATCACGAAGATACGCAGAAAAAATGGCTGAAAAACAAAGAGAAGAGTTGATACAAATAATAGGATGGATTGTGGGTGTAGCATTTTTTGTAACAGGAGTAGCTTTTATCATTTACTTTGCAGCAAAATGGGCAGGTAAAATATAATTTTCTTGCAATTTTCGTAGTTTATCTGTATAATTGGATAAAGGAGCTTATCTTATGAAACAATTAGCTGCACAAGCGTTAGCCTACCAATATAAACTACAGTTAGAAACTGCAAAAACAATCATCAATAATAATACTGCCACACTAAATATGGTAGATCAAGCATTAACTGACATATCAGTTGCAACAGAAAAATTAAAACTTCTTAATGACATGGCTAAAAGTAGCTTAAAAGAAGTGGAAAGTCAAGAAGAAAAAGAAAATAAAACGTAAAGTATTTTTAAATCAAAACGGAAAACCTTACCACTTATTAACTGTAAGTGAGATAGAGAAAATAAACAAATATTTAAATAGTCCAAAACGAATACAACAAAAACATAAGGACTACTTAAAAAAGAAAAAACTTCAAGAAAAAATAAAACAAGCAGAGTTACAACAAAAACTTGAAGATGATAAAGCAAAACAATTAGAAAAAAAGAAACCACGTAAAAGATATGGCAAGTAGTTATTTAGTATTAATAAACAATGTGCTTAGAGATCTCAACGAAGTTGAATTGACCTCTAGCACTTTTTCTTCTTCTAGGGGCATACAAACTGCAGTAAAAGATTACATTAATAGAGGTATAAATGATGTAATTAATGCAGAATTAAACTGGCCCTTTACAAGAGCAGAAGGTTTAATTGACGTTATTGCAGGTAAACAACTTTATAGTTATACAACTGTATCATCCAGTTTAAAGTATGTTGACTACGATAACGTATTTCTTGTACCCAAAGATTACATAACTAATGGTGATTTTGAAATAAGCGGGGCTGCAAGTATAACAAATTGGACAACCGTATCAGGTAGTCCGTCAGCAAGTTCTAACTTTGGAAATACATTGTTGCTTTCAAGTGCAGAAGCAAGTCAAGCCGTAAACAACTTAATTGTAGGCAGATCTTACACAGTCTTAACACAAACAAGTGGTGCAACTTTAACACTTGAAATTGGCACAAGTTCTGGTGGGTCGCAAACTAAATCAAGTACTTTAACAATAAGCAGTGCAAACGAAGTGTTGTTAAGTGAAATAAGCTTTACTGCTACTGCAACAACCCACTATGTAAGTTTTACAGAAGCTTCAGGTTCATCAGGATATGTTAAGTTAGTACAACTGCAAGAAAACTTATCACCAAAACGTTTAAAGTATTTATCTTACGAAGAATACAGTGAAAGATACAGAGAAAGAGATTCACAACCCGATAAAGATAAGTTTGGTGTTCCTGAGTTTGTGTATACAAATTACAGTGATGAAATAGGATTAACACCTATACCTGATGATAGTAACCGATCGTTACAATTTGACTACTACATTATCAATACTGATTTATCGGGGTCAACCGATACCTCTGTAATACCAACACGATTTGAAAATGTAATTATAGAACGTGCAAAATACTACGCCTATACTTTGCGTGGTGATGTACAAAACGCACAACTAGCTCAAATACAATTTGATAAATCTATAAAACGTATGAGAGTAGAATTAATAAATAGAAAAGATTACGCAAGAGCCGTTTAATGCCTGATTTAAGTAACACCGCAGCTTTTCCTTTTGTTTGTGAAGGTGGATTAGTTCTTAACCAATCAACTTTCATAATGAAACCCGGACAAGCTTTGGAGTTAGAAAACTTTGAGCCAGACATTGAAGGCGGGTACAGAAGAATAAATGGGTTTCAAAAGTTTGTAGGACAAACTGTACCAGAAACTGCAAGTAGTGCAGAGCCAGTGTTGATGACAACTGTATTTAACAACTACGTTATTGCAGCAAGAGGTACAAGTATATTTAGTTCAGCATCTACCATTTTAACTACCAAGATAGCTTCGGCTACAGGTATGACAGGTTCAGGAACAATAAATGTTAAATCAACTACTTCATTTTCATCAAGTGGTACTTTGTTTATAGACTCTGAACAGTTTACATACACAGGTAAATCTGCAACCAGTTTTACAGGAGTAACACGGGCTGCTAACAGCACAACGGCTGCAGACCACTCTGCAAAAGCAGTTGTATCAGAAACGTGGACTAGCAGAGATAGTGGTAGAACAAGTGCAAGTAAATATTCTTTTGAAAAGTTTAATTTTGACGGCAACGATAAACTTATAGTTGTTGACGGTAACAACGATCCTACCGTGTTTAATACATCTTTATCTGCTACTGATGTAACAGCAAGTAGTGTAGAAGGTGCAAAACATGTAGTAGCATTTAAAAACCACATGTTTTATTCAGGTATGTCTAGTACACCCCAAGAGGTAGTATTTAGCCAACCATTTGACGAAGATGCGTTTAGCTCTGGGTCTGGTGCAGGTAGCATCAAAGTAGATGATGTAATCGTTGGACTCAAAGTATTCCGTGATAATTTATTTGTATTTTGTGAAAACAGAATATTTCAAGTAACAGGATCATCAAGTTCTGACTTTGCAGTGAAACCTGTAACTAGAAACATAGGATGTATAAATGGCGACACTATTCAAGAGTTTGCAGGTGACCTTATTTTTCTTGGTCCTGACGGGTTGCGTACGGTGGCAGGAACTGCCCGTATCGGTGACGTTGAATTGGGAACTATAAGTTCTAACGTACAAAGTTTGTTTCAAGCAAACATAGCTGATTCGGGATCTTTTACATCTCTTGTTATACCTGACAAAACACAATATCGTATTTTCTTTTCAAAAGAAGGTGGCGGTGAAAAAAGTACAGTTGGTGTTATTTGTGTAATGAAAGGACAAACGTTTGAATTTGCAAAAATAAGAGGTATGCGACCTGCATGTGCAGATACAATAATAAATGAAGGTGATGTAATACCTTTGCACGGTAGTTTTGACGGTATCATATACAGACAAGATCAAGGTGATACATTTGACGGAGATCTTATAAAAGCAAAATACAGAAGTCCAGATCTCACATTTAATGACCCCGGAATACGTAAACACATGCAACGGGTCAATATCAACTACGCACCTGAATCTACAATCGATGCAGATTTATTTGTAAGATACGATTACGAATCTCAAGATTCAACACGACCTGCAGCCTACGCATTAGACAGTTTAAACGTTGCAGGCATATACGGATCAGGTGTTTACGGCACAACCTCTTATGGAGGACCTACACAGCCTATCGTTAGAAAGTCTGTAGAAGGATCTGGGTTTGCAGTAGCACTGCGAGTAGAAGACGGTGCAAATAGTACAGCACCTTATTCATTAAAAGGTTTTCAATTAGAATATCAGTTAGGAGCAAGAAGGTAAATGGGGGCAACATACACAAGACAGTCTACGTATGAAGATGGCGATACAATCACGGCCGCACATACCAATGACGAGTTTGATCAATTATTAGCAGCTTTTCAAGCAAGTACAGGACACACTCACGATGGCACAGCCAACGAAGGAGGTCCTATTACCAAACTACTCGGTAATGCACTTACATTTGGTGCTGCAACTTCAGGAACAGATATAACAATTACATTTGATGGCGAATCAAACGATGGTGTTTTAAAGTGGATGGAAGACGAAGATTACTTTGAATTTAGTGATGACATACTTGTTGCTTCTACAGAAAAAATACAATTCAGAGACACAGCAATATACATCAATTCAAGTACAGATGGACAACTTGACCTTGTTGCAGACACAGAGATACAGATTGCGGCCACAACGATAGATATAAACGGTGCTGTAGATATATCTGGTAATTTAACTGTAAACGGAACACTAGATTTAGCAGACGGTAACTTTACTAATTTAGGATCTATTGCACTTGATACTATCACAAATGACGGTACAGATATTACACTAGATTCTGGTGGAGATATTATACTTGATGCAGGCGGTGCAAATATAACTTTTAAAGATGACGGCACATCAATACTTGACATTGCAAACAATTCTAGTGATGTTGAACTTACTGTAAGTGTAGCAGATAAAAACTTTGCAATCAAAGGGACAGATGGCTCTAGTGCAATCACTGCTCTTGACATTGATATGGCTCTTGCGGGTAAAGCAACATTTAATGGAGATGTTGTTGTAGGCGGTGATTTGACCATAACAGGTGATGATTTAGTTATGGGTACAAACACAGCAGGTCACATACTTGTTGCTGACGGTACAAACTTTAATCCTACAGCAGTGGGTGATTTATCTGAAATATCAACAATAGCAAATGATGATGTATTTTTAGCAGTTGATACTTCTGGGGGTGGTTTAAAAAAGGTAGCAAGAAGTACAATCGTATCAGGACTTGCAACATCAGGTGCTATATCTAATGTTGTAGAAGATACTTCTCCGCAACTAGGTGGCGACTTAGATATGAATGGCAATGATATTGTTACCACATCTAATGCCACTATTGATTTAGCTCCAAATGGTACGGGAACAGTTGTTGTAAGAGGAAACACAAACTCTGGTAGAATAGTTTTTAATTGTGAAAGTAACAGTCACGGACAAACTTTAGCATCTCAACCCCACAGTGCCGCAGTTACTAACACTTTGTTATTACCTGCAGGTTCAAGTTCAACTCTTGTATCCCTTGTATCCACAGACACATTAACAAATAAAACATTAACAAGTCCTGTTATTAATACGGCAACAGTAGGTACATCTATTGTTCCTGCTAGTGCAGACGGTGCAACACTTGGTTCTGCTTCTGCAGAATTTTCTGACTTGTATCTTGCAGACGGTGGGGTTATATATTTTGGTAACGATCAAGAAATAACTTTAACACACGTTGCAGATGACGGACTAATACTTAAACATGTAGGCACAGGAGACGGAAAAGAACCAAGTCTTTCATTTCATGCAGGAGATAACGACATTGCGGCAGATGATGTATTAGGTTCAATATTCTTTAAAGCACCTGACGAAGGTGCAGGCACTGATGCTATACTGGTGGCAGCAGGTATTGAAGCAGTATCAGAAGGAGACTTTAGTGCATCAAACAACGCTACTAAGTTAAGTTTTAAGACAGGTGCAAGTGAAGCCGCTGCAGAAAAATTAACTTTAAGTTCAGGGGGTGATTTAAGTCTAACTACTGATAGTTCTGTCCTTAAATTTGGTGCAGATGCTGATACAACTCTTACTCACACAGACGGCACAGGACTTACACTAAACAGTACAAATAAACTTACATTTGGTGATACCGCATCATTTATACAACAATCTACAGACGGAACATTAAGAATAGACGGTGAAGCAATTATTGATTTAAATGCTTCTACAAGAGTAGATGTATCTGGTGATTTAAAAGTTGGTGGAGAAGTACAAACTGCCAACATAGGATTTACTGACGGAGATAATGCTATAACGATTGCAGACGGTGGTGGTATTACTGCAGCCAATGGTATAACTTCTACTGCAGCGAGTAACACACTAGGTGCTACAAGTTTTAACGATGCAAACATAACTAACGTAGGTAGTATTGCATTAGACAGTATTGCATCAGATGCAGGAACAGGAACTGCTATAACATTTGGTGCAGGTAACGTACCTAATACAAATACTAATACAAGTGTTAGTGGAAGCACTGCTCCTGATTTCTCACAGTACACAAACTTTATTTGGACATTAACAGGTAATTTAGTATTGACTGACCCCGGAGATGAGGTTGCAGGACAATCTGGTATATTTGTATTTATACAAGACGGAACAGGAAGTAGAACACTATCTCACGCAGCAGACCAATATTTTGTTGCAGGAGGTACTTCAATAACTTTAACCACATCAGCAAGTGCTATTGATATTGTGCCATATTTTGTTCAAGCAGATGGCAAGATACATCTTGGTGCTGCTCAACTAGCATTTGCAGAAGCATAAGAGGTAAGATGACAGGTTCAAATTCATTTTGGTTTGCTAAATCTGATACAGGTTTTTACAATGATGTTGTTACTCGTTCTTTAAAAATAGACGATGGCACGGATGCTAGATTAACTCGTACATTAGGAACTGCAACAAACAGAGCAAGATACACATTGAGTTGGTGGATGAAACTTGGAACCACAATGACTACTGGAAGCTCGGCAACTCTCTTTGATTCAGGCACAAATGGTGCAAATTATAGTTTTATATATTTGTCTGACGGAAAAAAATTAGCTTGTAATGGAGTATCAGGTGGAAGTAACTCTTATGCTTTAACAACAGATGATGTTCTGAGAGATCCTAATGCTTGGTATCATTGTATGTTTGTTTACAATTCTTCTGCATCTACAACCACTGATAGAATATATTTTATAGTAAATGGAACTAGACTTACAAGCACAACTGGTAGTCCCATATATCCAACACAAAGTTCTAACGACCCTTTTTGGAATAATAGTAATATTCATTATATAGGATATGGGGGAGGTGCTGTTGGTGTTGGTGATTTTGATGGCTACCTCGCTGATATTTATCATATAGATGGACAAGCACTTGATGCTGATTCTTTTACAGAGACAAAAAATGGAACAAGAATCCCTATCGAGTATTCAGGTAGTTATGGAAATAACGGATTTCATATAGCTTTTGCTAGTGGAACGGGTACTGGTACTGCATCTTCCTCTACTATAGGAGCAGATACAAGTGGCAATGATTTACATTTTACTACCACAAATATAGTTTCTAACGATGTTATGTTAGATTGTCCTGAAAACAACTTTTGTACTTTAAACCCTTTACAACCTTCAGGAAATGCAGCGGCGTTATGTACTTTAAGTGAAGGTAATTTAAAAGCAACAAATGGTTCTAGTGCTTACGGACAAGCGATGGGAAATTTAGGTGTTAAAACTGGTAAATGGTATACAGAATTTTATATAAATTCAGCAGGTTATCCATCATGGAATGTTGGTTGGACTCGTTCACATAGATTTGAAACATTTGATGGTTCTAATCAGGCAGGATTAAGTTTTCTTGCATATATGGGATATTTTACCAGTTCTAATGTTTGGTTTTCTACTTTTGGAAGTTCAAGTCTAGCAGATCCATCAGTAGCATATTCAGGACTGCATGATGCGGCAGATGCTCCCACTACTGGAGATGTCATACAATGTGCAGTAGATTTTGATGCAGGGAAAATGTGGTTTGGAATAAATGGACAATATGTTGATGTGGGTTCTGGACATGGTGTTCCTGCCAGTGACTCAAATCCATCAATTACTTGGACAGCATCAACGTATGCAGATGAGTTTAAAACACCCCATATAAATACTTATTCAGGAACTATATCTCTAAATTGTGGACAAGATTCTACTTTTAATGGTGTTATCAGTGCAGGAGGTAATAAAGATGGTAATGATGTTGGGGATTTTAAGTATGCAGTCCCTTCTGGATTTCTTGCTCTTTGCACAGCTAATTTATCAGAACCAACGCTAGGACCTAATTCAGATGAATTGCCAAATCAGCATTTTCAGAATTATCTTTTTACGGGTAATTCAAGC